GCCCGTCAAAGATGAGATTGTTGAAGCAGCACAGCTAATGATGGCTATGAACGCGCCTAAAGCTGCAGTTGGCTTAACAAGCGTCATCACAGATCCTAGTGCATTAGGCGCAAGGAACATCGTAGCAGCCGCTAAAGAGGTCTTAGACCGAGCAGGGGTAGCTAAAAGGGAAACAGTAGAAGTTAAAGGCCCAGAAGGCGGTATTTTTATACTTCCCCCAAAACAAGCTACTGAATGACACAAGATACAGATTTTCCTGACAAGCGCAGGGCAAATAGAACCGCTAGAATAGCCTACGGCTACAAACCAGCTCCAGACGATCCGTGTATCCTAATACCGGATGAGGATATGGTAGAGTATATTGTTGGTGCGCTAGATCACATAGATAGAGGTGGATCTCTCAGAGAGACCGCGGCATGGCTTACTCAGAAGACGGGTAAGTCTATTTCGCATCAAGGTATCAACAAGATCTGGAAGGAGCGAAGAGGTGCTCTAGAAGGAAATAAGAGAGAGAAGCAACAGAAAAAGACCCGCAAAGCGAGGGCTCCTAAAACAGGCCCAGAGAAAGCTAAAGCTAAGATTAAGCGTAAGGCTGCGGATGCTAAGCGAGTACTGACTCTACAGAAAAAAAAACTAGAGCAGTGGGAAGACCCTCCAGAGCCCGTTACGCTCAAAGCGCCTAGGACTATAAGTGATAGCCTAGATTTTGAGGCCGCTCCTGCAGAAAAAGAGATTGTATTTGCCCCCAATCCCGGGCCTCAGACAGAGTTCCTATCAGCTAGTGAACGTGAGGTGCTATATGGAGGCGCAGCCGGAGGTGGAAAAACCTATAGTCTGATTGCAGACCCTATGAGGTACTTTCATCATCCCGAATTTAACGGCCTGATTTTGCGTAAAACTACGGATGAGTTGCGTGAAATCATATGGAAGACTCAAGAGTCGCTTGGAACTATATGAGATCACGGCTCCGGACAACAGCTCCAGACCTTCCGATCTTTCTTAGAGCCACTAGCAACCCCGGTGGGCCCGGTCATGGGTGGGTTCGCAAGATGTTTGTGGATCCTGCTCCGGCAAATATACCGTTCACTGCAACTGATATAGATACTGGGGAAGAGCTACGGTATCCAGATAGTCATCCTGACAAAGCTGGGAAGCCTCTCTTTCAACGTAGGTTTATACCGGCTTCTTTATACGACAATCCTTACCTAGCTAACGATGGCGCCTATGAAGCTAACTTGCTTTCTCTACCAGAGATGCAGCGCCGGCAGCTTCTAGAAGGTGATTGGGCAGTCGCAAGCGGAGCAGCCTTTACAGAATTTAGGACAAGTATTCATGTCGTTGATCCCTTCGAAATACCTGACAGCTGGCGTAAATTTAGATCGGCAGACTACGGATATAGCTCACACAGCGCTGTTCATTGGTTCGCTATCGATCCTTCTTATGATACCCTCATTGTTTATCGTGAGTTGTATGTATCAAAGCATACAGGACGAGATCTAGCTAAGGCTGTACTGGAAGCGGAGAATGGGGAGAGGCTCTCCTACGGAGTCCTAGACAGCTCCTGTTGGCATCAGCGCGGTCAGCTAGGCCCATCTATAGCCGAAGAGATGATTAGCCAAGGATGCCGGTGGAGGCCTTCCGATCGATCTAGAGGATCTCGGATCGCGGGTAAGAATAGATTACATGAACTTCTAAAGGTTGATGAAGACACAGAGATGCCCGGTATCGTCTTCTTTAATACCTGCCGACAGATAATTGCAGATCTCCCTACGATACCTAGCGACCCTAAAGGCACAGACGATATCGATCCTCGTTACGCCTCAGACCACACATACGACTCGATACGTTATGGAATTCAATCTCGACCCCGAGCCTTTAGCGCCTTCGATGATGGTCGCGGAATTCCACAACAACAATGGCAACCTTCAGATAACACGTTTGGATACTGATAATGGCATTAATGCAACCGCCCAATGATATAGTCACCGAAGATATGACTGATGAAGCAAACGTCATAGCGCTAGAAGAAGATGGTGATGTAGAACAAGAAAATAGTGAATACTCTGGGGTTGTTGGATTTATCAATTCTGCCTTTCAGAGATCTAAGGATGCACGGCTAACTGATGAAACACGATGGTTAGACAGCTATAGAAACTACCGCGGTATATACGGCCCAGAAGTCCAGTTTACCGACACCGAAAAATCTAAAGCATTTGTTAAAATCACTAAGACTAAAGTGCTTGCTGCGTACAGCCAGATTATTGATGTCTTATTCGCTGGCAGCAAATTTCCTATTGGTATTGAATCACGCAAATTCCCTTCAAATGTAGCAGGGGAAGTGAGCTATGATCCTAACGCTTTGACCACAGATAAGGTCAAGGAAAAGACGGGAATGGATTACACAGTTCCTCGTAATATCAGCCGCCCTGATATCGCTAAAGATCTAGGTATATATTCTAACAAGCTTAAGCCTATTCACGATGATTTAGAGCTTGGCGCCGGTACAAACCCGGGATCGGTTACATTCGAGCCAGCTAAGAAAGCAGCACAAAACCTCGAGAAAAAGATCCATGATCAACTCGAGGAAACGTCTGCCTCAAAACACCTTCGATCAATGTCTTTTGAGATGTCGCTTTTTGGAACAGGTATTCTTAAAGGGCCGTTTGCGTTTGATAAAGAATACGCCAAATGGAATGCAGAGGGTGAGTACGAACCCATCTTCGAAACTATACCCAAGGTAGAGTACGTTTCTCTGTGGGATTTCTATCCTGATCCTGATGCTCGTAATATGGAAGAGGCTGAGTTTACCGTACAGAGACACCGGCTAAACCGCACTCAGATGCGACAGCTTAAGAATCGACCGCATTTTCGTGAGGAAAGTATTGAGCTAGCCATCGATATGGGATCCTCCTACATGCGTGAGTATTGGGAAGATACCTTAGAGGACTCTCAGAATAAGTCGGATGTAGATCGTTACGAGATCCTCGAATATTGGGGAGTTATGGATAGCGAGTTGGCCCTTGAGGCCGATATGGAGATACCTACAGAGCTAGAGGATCGAGACCAGATCCAAATCAACGCTTGGGTATGTAATGGACAGATCTTACGCCTAGTTTTAAATCCATTTACACCAGTACGCATTCCCTACTCATCTGTTCCTTATGAAGCAAATCCATATAGCTTCTTTGGGATCGGGGTAGCGGAAAATATGGCCGACACACAGCTGCTCATGAACGGATCCTATAGGATGGCGATCGATAATGCAGCGCTCTCAGGAAACCTACTAATCGAGATCGATGAGACGAATTTGGTTCCCGGCCAAGACATGTCTGTGTACCCGGGCAAGGTGTTTCGTAGACAGAGTGGGGCACCCGGGCAAGCCATCTACGGCACAAAATTTCCGAATGTTTCTCAAGAACTTATGATGATGTTTGACAAGTCTCGGCAGCTCGCTGATGAAGCTACAGGCATCCCATCATACTCTCACGGTAGCACCGGAATTATGGGTGTGGGCAGAACAGCCTCTGGGATGAGTATGCTTATGGGTGCAGCGCAACAGGCGATTAAAACTGTCGTAAGAAACATCGATGATTATCTTCTTAGCCCATTAGGCAAGGCACTGTTCAGCTTCAATATGCAGTTTAACTTTGACCCTCAGTTTATTGGGGATCTAGAGGTTATTCCCCGTGGAACAGAGAGCTTGATGCGTAATGAAGTTCGCAGCCAGCGCCTACTGCAGTTTATGCAGATGACTCAGAACCAACAAATGGCTCCGTTTGTAAAATATGATTACATTCTGCGAGAGCTGGCAGCATCTATGGATCTTGATGAGGATGGCATCCTTAATGATCCTAGAGAGGCTATGATCCAAGCTAAAATGATGTCTGAGATCCAAGCAATGATGCCTCAACCTGATCCGGCAGCGCAGCCCCCAGAAGGGGGCGCCCCTAACCCAGATGATCCCACGGGTACTGGTGGAGGTAACATAGCTCCCGGGGCTGCTCCCGAGCCTGATGCACAGGGATTCACAGGATCTGGTGGTGGAGATAACGGGGGTCAGCAACCTCAAGAAGAGCAACCTCAAGCACAACCTCCGGTACAATAAATGGATAGACAGTTTTACCGAAGCATTCTCCTGATGGTGAATCAGAAGGACACGTTTGAAATGCTGCAATCCTACGCAGAGGCTCGCATAGACATCCTAAGAGCGCAGCTAGAGACCACAAAAGAGATTGGTTCGATAAGAGAGATCCAAGGAATGATTGGTGAACTTAAGCGCTTTAAAACTTTACGCGATCAAGTGATAAAAGGGGCTGAATAATGGGTGTACTAGACTTCATATTCGGTAACAAAGATGATGATCTAGAAGGCACTACTGAGCCTGAGTATGTACATCCTCTCGAGAGTGTTCCTGCATTCCAGAGACCCATAGGTTCTAGCACTAAGGATATACAGGTAGGCGAAGATGATGCTGGAAACCCTGTGTTCCGAGGCATGATGGGAATCTACACTGTACGAGTAAATCCCGACCAGAGAACTATTAATCAGAAGATTAAAGATGCTGTACCTGCGGTAAAAGAAGCCGTTACAGACTATGTAGAAGATCCATACCTCCCTAGCAGCGAAGCCGTTAAAGACTTTGCCTATAATGCTACCGTGGGGGCTGCGGAAGATCTTGGCGATATAATGTTTAAAGGCCAAGGCACTCTAGGCGATATCTTAGGATTAGCTACAGGAGTAGGCGCTGCCCCTAAAGCAATTAACAAGTTGGTGGATATCGCTCCAGAAGGTGATCCGGAATCTATGGTGGGGATGTTCCTGCCGGCTGCTAAGCTAAAGGACGGTAAGGTTTTAGTAGACCAAGCTAACCAGATGAAGGCTGCGGGATCTACTCGAGAGGATATCTGGGAAAAGACAGGATTGTGGCAGCTTGGTGATGCGGAAGAATGGCTCACTGAGATACCGGATAATAAAGCCGAGATTGCTCTGACAATTAACGATGCTCCGGCTCAAACTAAAACAGTTACGCAGACAGTTAGGCGACAGGTTGGTGGGGCAGGATTATCCCAAGGAGAAATTATACAGGCCAAGACTCGGGCTCGCATGGAAGCTATCAAACTACGCTCACAGGCTGAGATGGGATTAATTCCACCAGAGTTTGTAGAGAGTGAGATTGCTAGGATACAGGCTGAGCTCAGAGCTATGACAGGCGGAGCTGAGATACCGGATTATGAAGACGTAGTGATTACTAAGGAAGTACCTATTCCTAAGCCTAAGCTTTCAAAGGGTACGGGAAGTACTCCTCTAGATCAGGTTTTATTTCATGATGATTTTTATGACGCTATAGGAGCCGCTAGTGCCACTGACATGAGCAGGCTCCCTACGGCAGAAGCGGGCAGGCGTCTAGATTCTTCCGCAGGAGAAAGTGCCAGCGGTGTATCTTATCCAGATACTCCATTTAATAGGATGGCTCTCCGAAATAGCGGTAAGAAAAAATCTATGATTAGCTCGTTTATTAATGCGGGTGATTGGATCAAGAGTCCTAGAAACGAGAGAGATAAAGTAATTGTAGATCGATGGAACTCAGGGGATCTTACGGAGCAGCAAGCTAGATCTCAGATGATTTTATCTACGATGCTGCATGAAACACAGCGCTGGGCGGATTCAATTTTTGTCTCAAGATCTGGAGTAGGGTTCAGTTCAGATAGAAGCGACAAAGCCAAGGCTGCTATGCAAAGTGTTTTTGAAAGGTCAATGAATCAGGCCTTTCTAGATAATAATGCGACAGGAACTAGACTAGCCACTGTTTTAAATTCTACCCCCAGTAACGCTATATATACAAACAGAATTAAAGAGTTAGATCTTTCT